GCCTTGGTGATCGCGGCCTTGACGGCCGCCTCGTCGCTCGGCTCTACCGAGGCGATGGAGGTCTTGAACTGCTCGTTGGCGAGCAGGAGCGCGGTGTTCGCGCCGAGTGCGGGGGCGTGGAGTGCGACCTGGAGTGCGACCTGCCCGGCCTTGATCTGCTGCTGGGCGGTGGTGAGCGCGGTGTCCTTCTCGGTCAGCTGCCCCTGGAGGCCCGTCAGCGCCTGGTTCAGCTTCTCCGGGTCGGTCTCGGGCTGCTCACCGCCGCCGAGCGCCTTCGCGATGTTCGCGAGGACGTTCTTCTCGGCCGTGGCGACCGCGTCGGCGATTGCCTGGTCGCGCTTGGACTTCTCCTGCGCGAGGTCGCCCTTGACGTTCTGGATGAGGTTCCACGCCTTGTCGGGGTCGAACTTCGTCGGGTCGTCGCCCCACGGAGGGGTACTGGCGGCCGGGCCCTGACCCGATGCTGCGGCGGCGGCCGCTGCGGCCTGGGCGGCTGCGTCGGGCGCGGCGCCACCGCCTCCCGCGGCGTCATCGGCCGGCGCGAAGAAGCGCGCGCCGACGACGTCGTACCGGGTCGGGCCGATCTGTGCGAGCCCGTCGCAACCGCGGCGGGCGAACGTGGGGTGTTGAGCACTGCTCATGCTGGTTGCCTTCTTCCCCCGGGCCTGCCGGGATCTGTTGCCACCCCCTGCGGGTGGACGTGTGGGGCCGCGCCGTCGACGTGCAGGGCCGACGACGGCGCGGGGCTTGAGGGGTCATCGACGGTCTGACTTGGGCCCGTGCTTTCGCGCCGGGTCGTTCCCGTACCAGCCCGCACCTTTGAGTGCCTCGGTGGCGTCGATGAAATCGGGTGCAGGTCTGCCTCGCCCCTCGGAGCGTGGCGTCATGAGCAGCCTTCGCGGCAATGGAACCGCGTTAACACCCGAGCATGCGAAAGCCCCGCACATCGGCGGGGCTTCAGGTCAGAGGACGGGCAGACCGTCCGTCGTTGGGAAGAGCAGCAGGTTCGCTTGGACCTCGGCGTCCTCGCGCGACATGCCGTCAGCCATGAAGGCCGCGATCGTCTGCTCGACCGTCATCCCTGGACGGTAGTTCGACGGAGCGGTCACTTCAGCAGGCCCTTCTCACGGAAGATCCGGTCGAGCGCGTCGCCGATGGGCGTGAACTCGTCGTCGGACCAGTGGTATGCCCGGAGAGTGTAGTTCTCCGCGGTCTGGTACGCCAGCAGCTGCGCGCGGAGGATGTCGTCGCCGGTGCGGGTCGCGATCCACTGCGCGTACGCGCGGGCGAACTGCTCCTCGGGCTTCAGCATGTACGCGACGTGCTTCGCGACGTCCTTGAACGCCGGATCCCCGGTCACCCGCTCGAGCACCCGGTGCAGGTAGACAGTCGGAGTGGACTCGTCGACCGCGGTCTTCCACGCGTCCCACGCCGGCGACGGGCGCCGCTGTGAGCCGTACCGGATGTCGTCGCCCAGCAGCTTGTTGTCGAGCCAGTGGCCGAGCTCGTGCACGGCGGTGAACTCGATCTCGTCGGCGTTCGGGTTGATGCGGAGCGTGGCGTCCCTGCGGCTGTACTGGCCGTGCAGGTCGCGGTCGCGGGTCCGGAGACGCTCGATCGTCACGGGCGGCGTGCCCTGCGGGATCGTGTGCACCTTGCGGATCTGCGTCTCGGCGTGCTTCGCCTGATGTGCGAGGCTGCTCGATGCGGCGACGTTGTACTGCACGGTCGGCGGGCGCTTCGGCTTCGGCGGTGTGAAGTCCGCGCGCGCGGCGGGCCCGCGGCCGTCAGCGAAGTGCAGCTGCTCACGGTACGACTGGCGGAGACGGCCGGTCGAGCCGATGAAGTCGCGCATGTCGCCCTGTGCGGCGCGCACCTGGCGGGCGGCGCGCGCACGGTCGGCGTCGTTCATCGCCGTGACCTCGCGACGCTTCGCCGCGCGGATCTCCCGCTCGAGGCGGCGCTGCTCGGCGCGTTCCTTCTCCGCGACCGGGTCGTACGTCGTGTCGTCCTGCGGGACAGTCAGCCCAGGCAGGTACGGGACGAGCCGGCACCGGCAGTTGGGGTGACCCCAGCCCGCGTTGCGCGCCCCGTCGACGGTCGCCGCGACGTTCACCGTCACCGTGCCCTCATCGGTCGCGTGTGGGAGCGTCACGGGCCCGGGAGGCGTGCCATCCGTGGACAGGACCTTCCCTGCCCACTCGGCGCACTTCCGGCACGAGTCCAGCCCGCGCACCACGGTGACGAGGCCGATGCCCGACTGCTGCATCCGCCACACGCCGGCGTCGTTGTACGCCCGGTTCACGCTCGTGCGGCCGGCCATCTCCGCGTACGCACCGATCGTCCACCGCCGGTCAGCCCGGTCGATGAAGGACGGGATGCCCTCGGCGAGGAACCGCTGCACCGCGGCCGCCTGCTGCACCTTCGACGTCGTGATGCCGAGGAGCGTGTTCGGCGAGTGGAGCGCGATGATCCGCTGGTACGCGTCCTGCGGGTAGCGGGTGATGCGCTGGTTCAGCACCTCAAGCCGCGACTGCAGGTTCAGTGCGACCATGGTGACCGCCTGCGCTGCTGCGCCGCTCATCGTCGCCGCGGAGATCTGCGTGGTGGAACCGATGAAGGGGAGCGGGACGACCGCCGACGGCTGACGCCCGGCAAGACCGAGCATCGCGGCGGCGGCCGCTTCCCCCTCTGTCGCTGCGACTTCGATGACGCGGCGGGCCAAATCTGCGACGCGGAGGCGTTCGGCCATCGCGACTGCGATGCCCTGCAGTTCCCGAATCGCCTTCGCACGGTGCCCGGCGAGCTCCGCGAGGATCCGGTTCTGTCGGCGCCGAGCCTCCGGGGTGAGGCCGAACGTTGCGACCGGGAGGCCGGCAGCGATCTCCATGTCCCGGACAGCGCGGACCGCGATCTCGCGGATTAGTTCGTCCTCAGCCTCGCGGTACGCGCGGGCGAGCTCGAGCGACAGCTGCTCGATGATCTCCTCGACGGACTCTGCTTCGGGGTTCGGGACGAACAGAGCCACGACGCCCCCTCAGTCGCTGATGCACCAGACGAACGCGGCAGCCCAGACGAGGATCATCGTCACGATGCGACCCAGGATGCGGCGCTTCGTGACCGCGATGTCGGGGTGGTGGTAGTGCGCGTTCACTCGAAGTCGCCTTGCGCCTGCCGCCAGAGCATGTAGAAGACCCACCCGATGATCAGCAGGCCGACCGTGAGGGCGATGCCGCCGAGGACGCTCAGTCCGATGAGGACGAGCAGCATCCCAGGCATGTCATCGCCCGGTCTCGTCGTCCACGTCGTCGGCGTCGTCGGCGTTCGGGTCGTCGCCGTCGAACGTGGCGGGGTCCGGTGCCGGCGTGCCCATCTCCTGCTTGATGCGCTCGACCTCTGCGTCGATCTCCGGCTCATCCCAGTCCGGGTGCAGGGACCGGACGATCTCCTTGCGGGAGGCTGCACGTGCGGCGTCCAGCAGCTGCGCGGTACGCGCCAGCTTCTCCGGGTCAGCCTGCGACACCGGAGCGAACACCACGTCAGGTGCGACGGTCAGGTCACCGAGCCCGTCGCCACCGAACACGGCGGCGTCGATCTCCAGCGCCGCGAGCGCCCACCGTGACATGGCCAGGCGGGCGTACATCGCCTTCTTGTCGCGGGTGCGCTCCGAGTCGGAGAGGTCCGCCGTGATCTCCGTCGCCGTCTGCGTCCCCGTGGCGCCCTCGAGTCCGAGGTGAGCCTCCGAGTAGCCGATCGTCGAGGCGATGCGACGCAACAGGCCCTCGAACGTCGCGAGGTGCTCCTCGACGCGGATGTCGAACTGCACCTGCTCGATGGGCATGCCGCCGTCGGCGCTCTTCCCGAGGGTCGCGCCGATCTTGGTGAACACCTGACGGTACGTGTCGAACGTGGCGCCCTCGCCAGGCGCGGCCAGGTCGAGGGCTTCCTCTGCGACGACCAGCCGGCCCTGGCCGTTGTCGACGTCGCGCATCAGCGACGACCACACCTGGTCGACCTTGTCGAGGAGGTCCTGGATGCCGTCGAGGTCGGAGCGGCCGAGGTACTGCAG